CTATTGCCCGCCGTAGTATCAGCTACAAGACAAGCCCTAGCAAAGCCAATCGTTCAGGCTTCAGGGCTTTAGCATCCATATTTAATAAAGGCGCAGCAGGCGCAATCTACGAAACTGCTGGACGTAAGTCAGGTGTTACAGGCAACTTTACGCCACGCCTAGGTGGACAACTTAAGGGCGATAAGCAGAAGATGACAGGTAGAGCAATCTTCAGAGCCTTCGAGGAAGATCAAGGCAAAGCCACAGCAGGAGTAATCAAGGCTATTGAACGTTCAGCCGCTATTTTTAATGCGAGGACAAAGAAGTAATGGCAGACTTAAGAGTAGATATAGCAGCCGAGTTCGTTGGCAAGAAGGCGTTTAAGGATGCTGACAACGCAGCCGTTAGACTAGACAAGACAATCAAGAAGCTAGGGCGCACCCTTGGCGTTACCCTTGGCGCTTCTGCCATCATTGCTTACAGCAAGGCATCAGTTAAAGCCTTTGCAGATGACGAAGCAGCAGCTCGCAGATTATCTAGCGCAGTCGATAACCTTGGGCTTTCTTTCTCCAAGGTACAGGTTGCAACCTTTATATCAGACTTAGAGCGCACAGCTTCTATTGCCGATGATGTCCTTCGCCCAGCCTTCCAATCTTTGCTCAACATAACTGGATCACTTACCAAGTCTCAAGAGCTTCTTAACAATGCCATACAGATTAGCCGCGCATCAGGCGTTGATTTAGCCACAGTCACTAATGACCTTGGTAAAGGCTATGTCGGAATCACTCGTGGGCTTATCAAGTACAACACAGGACTTACAAGGGCAGAGCTACAGACTAAGGGCTTTAATGAGATTCTAGGCATCATGCTTACAAAGTCAGCAGGAGCAGCACAGGATTACCTCACCACTACATCATTTAAGATGGATACTCTTGCGCTTGCATCAGAGAACGCCAAGGAGACAATTGGTAAGGGCTTGGTAGATGCCTTTGCCCGCATCGGTGGTGGCACAGAAGCCAAAGATGCTGCTAAGGCAATTGACAACATTGCTAAGGCTGTAAACGGCGTAACGCTTGTCCTGGGCACAGCAATTGGCTTGGTCAATAAGTTCCGTCAGGGCTACACAAACTTCCTCATGGATCCGCTAGGTACTGGCATAGGTGGCGCTGGTGCGTCATCTACCAATCGTTCGGCATCTCCAGCAGGTACAGCAGTTCGCTTACGCCAACAGCGTGACGCACAAGCGGCAGCCGCTAAACGAGAAAAAGAAAGAGCTGACTTATTAAAAAAGCAAGTTGCATCTACCAAGGCACTTACAGCCGAGCAGAAGAAGCAAGCCTCACTTAAGAAGTCGGGCACAGTCTTTGACCTAGAGCAGATTCAGATAGTCGCAGCTCTTAAGGGTCGAATTACAAAGGAAGAAGAATTGCGCCTACAGGCTCAATTGGCTTTGCTTAACGGCAATGCTGATTTAGCAAAGAAGCTTACAGACCAGATTCTTATGGCTCAAGATTCATCAGGTAATCTTGCCAAGTTCTTAGCTGCCTTGCCTAATGCTCGTAACCCATTCGAGTACCTCGATGCTTATCTAAGTTACTTGGCTGGCAAAGCAGCCGCTATTTCCGTTGGCACTCCATTCGGACAAGCTGCGCCAAACCTAAACGCTGCGCCAGCGCCCGTTCCAGCCACTAATGTGCCTACAATGCCATCAGACGGCATGATTACCTACAACACACGCACAGGTCTTAACTACAACCCTAATGCTAATAACGTAGTAGTGGAGTTAAAGATTACTGGCGAAGGCGATGTCACTAACGCCATTGCTAAGGGCTTACAGAATCAGTCACTATCTACTGGAGACTCTGCCTATATCAACCGCAGAACTGGTGGCTTTGCGGGATGACATTACCTGCACAGATAGCAGTCAGCTTCGACTTCTCTGGCGGCGCTACCTTTTCATCAGGATTCGTTATTGGATCACCAGATAACGGAATTATTGGCGTATCTACATTCGGCTCATCTGATGTAATTATTCCTACAGTTGATTTAACTCCTGACGTTTATAGCATCTCAATCAGGCGTGGACGCAATATCTTGAAAGACACTTATGATGCTGGCACAGCCATTGTGCGTGTACTTGATCCTTTAGGCTACTTCAATCCACAGAACCCATCCTCACCTTACTTTGGTTATCTTGTGCCTTTGCGTAAGCTGCGCATCTCTGCGACCACAGCCACAGCAGACCATTTTCTCTTCAGCGGGTATGTCAATGACTACCGCTATACCTTCCCTGTAGGGCAAGAGACAGCCTATGTGGACATCTTGTGTACAGATGGCTTCCGTCTTTTGCAGATGTCTAATATCGCCACAGTAGCCGACACAGCGGCAGGGCAGACCACAGGCACACGCATTAACAAGATTCTAGATGATGTCCAGTTCCCTAACTCCATGCGATCTATCGCTACAGGGGATGCCACCTGTATTGCAGACACAGGCACAGTACGCACAACCCTCGATGCCATTAAGAACGCAGAGTTCTCGGAAGGGCTTGGAGCGTTCTACATGAGCCCAGATGGAACTGCCGTCTACAAGTCACGAAGCGAAGTTACCGCTAGCCTTGGCGATACCGCTATTGCCTTCAATCAGACCACAGGCATCCCATACAGAAACGTCAAGTATGCCTTCGATGACAAGCTCATCATTAACGATGTTAGGTTCACCCGCACAGGCGGCACAGTTCAGAACGTGTTTAGCCAGTCCTCGATTGACAAATATTTCCCTCATGGCTTAAACCAAGAGAACCTGATAGCAGAGACCGATGCACAGGTATTAGGCGCAGCCCAGAACTATGTTAATACCCGCAAGGAAACCACGATCCGTATTGACGAGATGCTCGTGGACTTACTAGACCCAGCAGTACCAACGGATACCCTTATTGGGCTTGATTACTTTGACAATCTTGACATCACGAACGTCACAGAGTCAGGCAGTACCATTAACAAGACATTACAGGCGCAGGGCTTCGCTTGGGATATAACAGCAAATAAAATGCAAGTAGCAATCACCACGCTTGAGCCAATAGTGGATGGTTTCATTATTGGAAGCAGCACATACGGTATAATCGGCACATCTACATTGAGTTATTAGGAGCAACATGGCAACCTTTCCAGTCACAACAGGAGACGTATTAACAGCGGCTACCTATAACAGCCTTCCAACCTTTACGATTGGCACAGCCAACACAACGGACTACACAGCAGTCCTAGCGGATCAGTACCAAGTCCTTGAGATTATGAACAAGGCAACCGCTATTGCTTTTAGGATTCCTACCAATGCCAGCGTAGCCTTCCCAGTAGGCACAGCCATTACAGTCCTAAACATCGGCGCAGGCACATGCACAATTAGCGCAGTCACATCAGGCACAACCACAGTCTTATCTGCTGGGGCAACAGCCGCAGCTCCTACCCTTGGACAATACAAATCTGCCGTCTGCATCAAGACAGCAACCGACACATGGTACGTGGTAGGCGCAATTGCTTAATCAAATAGCTGCGATTCATGGGACAGGTGTGCCACCCGCACCGCCTGAGACCAACTCCTATGAGTCTATTGCCACAGTAACAGTCGGATCAGGTGGCGCTAGTTCTATTGACTTCTCCTCAATCCCCAGCACCTTCAAGAATTTACAGATAAGGGTTTCTGCTAGAGGTACTACTGCTGCCACAAGCCAAGAGCAATACATCACGTTTAACGGAACTTCAACCAACTACTACAGCGCCCACTTTCTTTACGGCGATGGTTCATCGGCGTTATCAACAGTTAGCACTTATACGACTGTGAACCTTATGCCTCGTCTTGTTGCTGCTTCTTCGACAGCATCCGTCTTTACTGCTTATGTCACCGACATATTAGATTATCAGAACACCAATAAGAACAAAGTTATTCGCTCTCTTGGCGGCTTTGATGCTAATGGCAGTGGCGAAATAGATTTTATGTCTGGGCTATGGATGAACACAGCGGCAATTTCTAGCATTAACATAAGACCATCAGCAGGCAATTTTGCTGAGTTTAGCAAGTTCGCACTATACGGAATCAAAGGATAGATAAATGCCCGCAGGTTCTACTTACACGCCGATAGCCACTACCACGCTGGGGTCAAGCCAAACAACAGTTTCATTCTCTAGCATACCTGCAACTTATACGGATTTGGTTTTAGTAATGGTGCATAAAGGTACTGGGGCAGCAAGCGCTGCCAATGGATATATCAGATTTAATTCTGATAGCGGTAGTAATTACTCAAAAACACAAATGCTTGGTGTTGGTGTTGCTCAATCTCAGAGAGCGTCAAACGCTACACAAATTAATTGGCCGTTTGACGATACCGAGTGGACTGTGACTAGATTTAACATTATGAATTATGCCAATACTACAACATTTAAGACTACGCTTATTAGACAAGATTTAGGAACATACGGAACTGCTGCAATGGTTGGCTTATGGCGTTCAACTTCAGCAATAAATGCAATTTCATTAACTGCTTCAGATAATCAAGGTGGTGGAACTGCTGACCAATTTGTTGCTGGCTCAACCTTTACCATATACGGAATTCAGGCGGCATAATTATGGCAAATACATTAGAACTTATCTCATCAACAACTTTGGGTTCAGCTCAATCTTCAATAGGTTTTACTTCAATTCCTGGAACTTATACAGACCTTTTGTTAGTTATTTCTGCAAGAGTTACAAGAGGAACAACATTCGCAACGTTGTCTATGACGTTCAACGGCTCAACCACAGGATACTCAAGAACAAATTTGACTGGAGACGGTTCCTCTGCCTCATCAGGCAGTAACACTGGTCTTTCCGCTATCGCTAGTATGGAAGTACCTGCGGCTAATGCAACCACAAGTACATTTGGAAATCACAGTATTTACATTGCAAACTACGCTAGTTCTGCAAACAAATCAGTTTCCATAGATGCGGTATCAGAGACAAATGCTTCAACAGCTTATGTAAATCTAGTTGCAGGTCTTTGGGCTAACTCTGCGGCTATCACTTCCATATCTTTCAATGAGCCTAATGGTGGCTCAAACATCGCCCAATACTCAACCGCCTACCTATATGGAGTCAAAAATGCCTAATAACCCTACCCGTATCGAAATCAACTGCGAGACAGGCGTGGAGTCAATTATTGAATTGACCGATGCTGAGGTTGCAGAACTTACCTATCAAGCAGAACTAGCAGCCGAGAAGAAGGCTGAAGAAGATGCGAAGGCAGAAGCAACCGCAACTGCTAAGGCTGCGCTGCTAGATCGTCTAGGCATTACTGCTGATGAGGCAAAGCTCTTACTGGCATGAACCCATGGCTATGCAAGGCAGGGCAGCAACTAAGGGAGCAGCTCGATGATAGTTACCCAGACCGAGATCGCAAGAGCGATGGATGGATCGCAGATGCACGACACCTTGCGGGTGGCACATCTGATCATATTCCAGACCGCGCTGCTAAAAATGTGGTCAGAGGATTGGATCTTGACCGCGATCTCTCTGGAAAGTCAAAGCCCGACCTCATGCCTTACCTTGCAGACCAGATTCGACTCTGCGCGAAGTCTGGAGATTTACGAATTAAATACCTTATATTCGATGGAAGAATCGCATCATCAAAGAGGCGCTGGGCTTGGCGAAAATATACTGGAAGCAATAGCCACAAGTCTCATCTTCATATCAGCTTTACGAGCAAGGGTGATCTCGATGGCTCGTTCTTTAATATACCCATGATAGGCGGA